GGCCGAAGCCCCGGTCTTTTAAAAATTGTTTTAGTTCATCAACATAAAGTTGTTAGCACCTTGAGTAACTAAACATCTTTCAGATAAATAGTGAACTTCCATCACGTCTTTACCAGATGTAGCAGCACCAACAGAACCAGTGATCCAAGTTTTCATTTTTCGATCATCAGTTTGTGAAGCTCTATATCTAACATGTAAGAAAGGACGTTTCATATTTGCTCCTAATTGCTCGTCATAAACTGAAGATACACCAGCAGGTATAACAACCCCTCTAATGTTAGTAACAGTATCATTTAAAGCACCTCTCGTACCTTTATCATTAAGGTATTTAAAGTCTGATTTGTAGAAATCATAAGAACCTCTTCGGAATCCAGAGAAACCTAAGTTAAGCGCCATATCTTCAGAGTTATCAAACACCCCGTAAGAAGTACCACCAGCCCCGTAAGAATTCATTGAAGCTAACATGTCATCCATAGCTAAGCTAGTTGATCTATCAACAAACATCATGTTTTCTTCAATAGCACCGTTTTGGTCGAATACAGCTAATATAGCGTCAAACTCAGCTAAATCAGTAGCAGCGTTAACACCAGTAATACCTGTAGTTTGATGACCTCTAGTAGTGATAGCTTGGAATAAACCTTGCGTACCATCTTGTAAAGCACCACCATCAGTACCACCAATTGCACCAGCGTTTGCCACAGCGGTTTCAGCCTCTAACATAGTCATTTCTAAGTAATCAGTAAAACGAGCTCTAGTATCACCTTCAGCTTTTAAGTACCATAAGTAACCTGACTGACCTTCTTCTCCAGCAACTTCAATCCAACCAATTTGCGTAGTATCAGATCCAGACACTTCGTAGTAGTCTTTCATGATAATATGCTTGTTAGAGTGAGATTTAAACTTAGGAGAGTTAGCAGCAGATCTACCATCAGTTCCTTTTTCAAATTCAGAACCAATAACTAGTATTCTATAAGCTCCAGCGCCAGCTGAATCAGAGAAACCAGCAGTATCAAACTCAGCTTCAGCATAAGGTAAAATTGTTACAGTAGCAGCGTCAGCTGTTCTAACAGATACGTAACCTCTTAGCGTTAATGAAGCGTTAGATACTAACACCATATCACCAACTCTAATACCATGATCAGCACCAACAGAGTTACCATCAACATCATTTACAATTGTAAATACGTTAGCAGAAACATCTTCGTTTGTAGCTGTATAAGCTAAATGTAATCTACCTTGCTCTGACCATATAACTCGGTCAGAAGTAGAAGCTTCTTCAGCTCCAACTTGAGCTAAGAAACCTGCGATTGTTCTTTTACCATAGATCTCAGCTTCTTTTTCCATAAGATCTGGTAAGTATTGTTGTGCCCATCCTTCAGTAGCGCTTGATGTAAAGTCTACATAGTTAGACGACAACGTTTGTTTTCTAGGAGCAGCATCTATACCACTCGCACTTGTAATTGCCATAATTTTAAATTTTTAAATGTTATTTATTGTTTTTAATTTTAAACTTAAAATCAGAAGAGCTTTCACCTAAAACCTTAAACTTCAAACCTCCAGTTTCAACTTGGTTGTGTGATTGTCTTGGGTTCATACTAACATTTTTAGCTTTAGCAACGCTTTCTTTTAAAGCATCTGCTTTTCCTTGCTCATAAAAATGTTTTGCAACAGCATCTGCATTCATTGCTGTAAATAAAGATTTGTGATAACCCTTAGCGTCTGATAATGTAGAATTTTTATCTAAAAACTTTTTAGTAAAATTATTTATATCGCTTTGTGTTGCTTTAACCTCTTCAGCATTGTTTACATTAAACCTGTATTTTTTATCACCGACACTATATTCAAAACCTTTGAATTTATCGTTAAAAACTTGATTAGTTTTTTTTGTAAAAATTTCAGAGTTCTTTTTAACTGTTTTTTGTTTTACTTCTGATTCCTTGTTGTATCTATTGAAAAAATCTATAGCTTTCTGTTGATCATTAGTTAATTTACTTCCAGCTTTAATTTCTTCATAGTATCTGGATTTTTGCCCTTCCAGGTGGGTTCTAGCGCTGGCAACTTGCTCTTTTAACGCTAATTTTTTTCTTCTTATATCTTTCTCCTCATCAATATCTTCATCATAAGAAAATGTATCTTCCATGAGAAAGTTTATTTCTTCTGCATTTAAATGAGGTTTTGTTTGTTTGTAGTATTCATATAGTAAATCTTGATTATCTAATTTACTATAATCTTGATTAAGTTTTACATAATCGTTTATATCACCACCTGTTTCTTCTATAAAATCTACAAGCTTTTGTATATTTTCTGGTAGTGGTTTTCCAGTAGCTTCAGCCTCAGCTATAGCCTCTTCAATTTCTTCCTCAACTATATCTTCTTCTTTTATTTCTTCTAACGCTGGGAGTTCTTGTGTTTCTGCTTCCGGTTGTACTTCTTCTTGTTCTTGTGTGGACTCGGCATCTTTAGACTCTGCAACCACTCCGCTGTCGTCAGCGTTATCTTCTTTAGTTTCATTTTCTATTGGTTTACTTAAATCAACAACGTAATCGCCGTCTTCATTAATATTTGGTTTTTTTGTTTCTTCAACTTGTTCAGTTGTTTCTTGTGTAGTTTCTTCAACTACGTTTTCTTTATTTTCTTCCATAATATAATATAATAATAATTAATAAATTTATTTAGCTGGCCCGAATTTATCTATGTTAAAACCACCACCCATTAAATCATTACCTGATGATTCAAAGTTTTTAGCAGGTCTATTACCTTTTCTTTGTTCTATCAGTTCAGATTGTTGACTAGCTTGTATTTTGGTTCTTTTATCTTTTCTGTCTTCTTTTTCAGTATCTCTTTGTTGCAACCCTTGAGATTCAACACCTTTTAACTGCATGTTGTACTGAAACTCTAAAGCCATTAATTCTTTTTTCAACATAGCTTCTTGTTGCATTTTTTGAGATTCCATCTGGCCTTTCATTTGCTCTAACTGCATTTTACTTTGAGTAATAGCTTGTTGTTCTTGCATCTTAGCTTGTGAAGCAGCTTGAGCGGCTTGAGCATTTGCCTGTGATTGCATCTGTATATTTTGTTGCTGCATAGCTTGATCTTTTTCCATCTTTTTACCTCTTCTAAGCTTTAAAAGTTGGTTAGCTAGTTTTATGTTTTTAATTTCTCTAAGATCTATAGCGTCTTCAAGATCAATACTTTTTTGTTGGATAGCCATTTGAATATTATTCTCAAGCATTTGTCTTTCTTCCTCGTCTGGTTGTAAGTTTAAAAATATACCAAAATCATATAAATGTAGTTCTGACATTTCTCCTAACGTAGCAACATTATGAGCACCTATAGCTTGTATAAATGCATTTTTAGTTGGTGAATATTCTACTATATCAGATATTCTAAGTGATAATTTTTCAGCTGTTTCAACTGTTAAAAACAAACCCGCTTGTAATATGTGTCTAGTTGCTGTATTACTATTGGCAGCTGCTATTTTTTGTATACCTACTAGTGCGTTTCTATCAGGTGTACTACCGTCTCTAGCTTCATTCAAACCAGTCACATCACGTATCATTTGCAAGTAATAGTTATAGTTACCTATAAGTGCTTGCATTTTACCACCACCCGCACCAGATTGTATTTCACGTATAGGAACTTTACCAGGGTTCATATCTCCATCAGAAGTATAAGATCTTCCTATAACACTACCTGTTTGGAAAAACATGTTTAAAGCTTCTTGTGGATTGTAGTTTGTGCCGTTACCTAAATCTATTTCAGCAAGTCCATCTGCGTCTAAATAAACACCATCAGGTATCATACGCGACATCACTTGCTGTAACTTTAAATGTGTAAGCTGAATCATATCAGCAAAACCAGTAATACGTTTTACTAATGAATCAATACGGCCTTCATACATTCTAGGCGCGCATATAGCGTAATTCATTTTAACTTTAGTAAAATTACTTTTTGGCCTCATCATATTTGTAGCCATTTCCCACTTTAATAACTTATCTGTACCTAAAATTAAAGCACCTTGGTAAATAGTTTCTATTGCTCTTAATAATCTTGAATATCCACCTTCTTTTTCTTTTGGTGGATTAAAACTATCGTCTTTAGGTAAAACTTTTTCAGATCCACTTTTAGACTCTTTTATTTTGTAAACTTCGTTCATATAAGTTTTAAAATCAAAGTATAAAACCTGTATTGTGTTTACATCTTCTTTTTTAGTTGAGTATCTATTATTATAATTACTTCTATTATAATTTTTGCTTTTCATTATCTCTTCAAGATCAGACTCTGTTAAATGAGGAAATTGTTTTGCTAATTCATTTACAGGTATAGTTTTAACTTCTCCAACATAATATATATCTTCAAAGTAAGGCGAATCTGTATAAGAGTATACTAAGTTAGCAGGATCAACATATTCTACAGTAGCACCTTCTGATGTTGTAAAATTAGTTTTTACAGCACCAATACCTAATACAGTTAAATCTCTAAAAAAACGTTTTTTAATTAACTCATAATTACTACCTTCAAATAATAAAGCCAAAGCTTGTTCTTGGGCTATTTCAACAGCTTGCTTATATTCTAGTTGCATGTGTAAACCTAGTTCTTCTGGTGTTTCTGGTAACTCCTTTATTTCACTTT